TGTGTGACCAATCGACCACGCGGGATTTGAACAGGTTAGTAGATTTTTCTCTACTGTTTAGTCCAAAAAGGCGTCTCGTTGTGTTGCCATCCTACCAGGATGAGGAGGTGGTGATGTGAAGACATAGTTGGGATACATTGCACGGAACTTAAGATCTTCCTCACTCAGGGGCTTTGGAAGGCCTCCTGTGTGTTCTGGACTCCAGAGACGTGCATTGTGTTTAAGAGCAGACTGATATCCGCCGAACTCAGTTAATTCGTAGAGATCGTCAATTGTGACGTCACTATCGAACAGAAGATCGTAGCACTTCATTCCTACAATGGAAGTGTACTCTTCTGTTGCAGCGTTTTTCTCGTTGCAATAGACTGGTTCCGGTAAGTCTTTCTGTGCTCTTTTCCAAACTTTCCATGGTGTTTTTGATGTGTTGGGAGGTACTGGTCGTTCTTTCTTCCAGTTTAAAAGGATACGTCGGGCGATTCTCAGATCGAGATCGCTTGGCCGACCCCAGTTTCCACTGGGCAATCCTAACCCACCTAGCCACTCGGGAACATACCATGGACAGTGTGTCTTCGACATCAAATCCTTGTGATAACTGATGAACTCACGCATGCAGCTCTCTTGGAGACGCTGCGGGGTGTAGTCTATAAGCTCTCGTGCTCTTGCTCCCACGTTGTTGGCAGCATCGGATAGGTCACTGAGACCGACTACTCCGGATCTTTTTAGACCGCGAAGCAGGCCGATGTTAACATAGCGTGTGAGCCAGAAGGGACACTGTCGTTTCTTTCCGCTAGCGCCTACGATGCTGTGACTCTCTCCTCCTAAGAAACTTGTTGAATTGATATCAACGAAGTTTGGAGTGAGATATGTCTTGCCGATCGATTCGATCAGACCAGCCGCAGATGTAATAGCATGCCAGAAACGATAGAGCTCTTCCGGGCCTCGCATTGCACAGTCGTCGCCGTTCACCAGAAGTGGTGCGTCTCGAAGAAGTATCTTCTTCTTGAACGCCAATTCTAATGCCCAACGACACATTGCTGCATTTGCGATGCAAAGCACTGGGAATGAAGTGATGCTTCCCATCAGTTGTCCTCGGATTTGTGGAAGTTTGTTTTCAAAGATATGGCCAGTGAGACTTCTCACCAGCAGCTTTCTTTCGATTGCTGCTAGCTTGAGCTCGTCTGCCATCGTGTCTGCGATACAGTTTGACACCCAGCTTTTTAGATTGTCCGTTGCGGCTTCATAGTCGCCAGAGAGATACTGCTCACCCTGTTTTAGGTCTCGACCTAGAACATTGAGTATGATCTCTTCTGTCACGGGCTTTCCGATCAACTGGAAGGTTCGCTGTTTTCGTAACACAGTGTGAACAAACTTCCATAATGATTTTAGAACCGTCTGTTGATAGGGTGGACCCTTTGTGATCATTCTTACCTTGAGAGCTTCCGGCAGCGCCACTGGTTTTACCAGTGGTTCTTCTGTCTCAGCTTTCTTGATAAGTCGATGCCACAGAGTCTGGAAACGTTTTTCCAGGTCCTCGGTTTCAACAGTAACTTCATACGGTCTAATCTCATCATTTGTAATTTCCTCCTCCTCCTTCCTGTTTTTCTCTTTCGTACGAAGTGCACCTCCTGGTGTTCTTAGTCCTTCCAGCAATCCGCTCTCAAGCAACGTGCCCACCGCACCTGCCTCTGAACGGCTATTAATATAGTTTGCTGAAGTACTAGGAAACGACCCCTTAATGCGGTCGGCATACGTATAGGTCTGTCCGGCGAAAACCTCTCGCACTGTTCGCTTGAGCTCATTCTTAATGCTCTCACGACTTAGTGTGGTTGATAATTCGTCTGGATAGTCCTCTGCGTCTGCCCAATCGATTAAGAATTGGGAGTGCACTTCCTGCTCTCTCTCTTCCGTCATCTTCTTAACAAAGGTCTCCTCGGCCTTACGAAGCATCTCTGCCTCAGGTCGGGGCAATCCCTTCTTTAGCTGTTTGATCGACTGCAACAGTTCTTCTCGTTGCATCTCTTCTGAACAGTTAAGTTGGGTTCGCAGGTAACGTCCTGCAGCGCCTCCAAGAAGATAATCCGGACGATCAGCCACACCAACGAAGGGAATCTTCGGTGTCGGCAGTTTATGGTGGATGCTGTAGAAGGCCGCAAGTTTGTACTTTGCGACTTTCATCCAGTTTCCTCCACAGGCTGCTGTCATCGATTCCCAGTGTTCTTGTGTGTGATCGGTATCTGTGCTTCCTTCGAAGCCCCAGATACGGAGCAGTTGTACTATGCATGAAAGAGATTCCTTGATGGCTTGCTTGACTGCATCTGTCAAGGGAGATTGCTCTACCAGTTGGAC